GCTCCGGGTAAACTAGGCCAACGTGCTAGACTTGCGGAAACCTTCAAAAAGATGAAGGGGCAGTAAGATGGATAACAACAACGAAGTTGAGTTTTTAAAGAGTATACTAGATGGCGTATCTATTGTAGCTGTAGTAGGAGCGTTGACTCAAGTGTTACCTGCAGTAGCCGCATTATTTACAATAGTTTGGACTGGTATTCGTATTTACGAATCTAATACAGTTCAGTCTTTACTTAATCGTGATAAGGATTCAGAATGAAAAAGGATATGAAAGTTGCTAATTTATTTGCAAAAGCTGGCGAAAAAAAGCTGGCTTCCCACGAACGCCGTGAAGCAATGGGTAAGGAAAAAGATACCCCGGCAATTGCCAAAAAGGAAATGGGAGCGTTGAAGAAAGCCAAAGCCCCTGCAGATGTTATGAAACACGAAGAAAATGAACATTCTGAAATGGGCTTTAAAAAAAGCGGTATGATGAAAAAGTACGCTCGCGGCGGCGGCATTGAGTCCAAGGGCAAGACTAAAGTAAAAACAGTCAAAATGGCTAGTGGTGGTAATGTATCTAGCCGTGCTGATGGCTGTGCATCTTCAGGTAAAACTCGTGTGAGGTACGTCTAATGGCTAAGAAAAATTTAAAACGCCGGTGGTTTGCTGAAGGCGGCGATGTTGATGATACCGACGATGAAGGTTACGGTACTAAACTAACGCGGACTGAATCTTCGCAAGATTACGGTAAAGAAGCTTTTCGTAAAGCCTATGCTTCTGCGAAAGCTAATGGTCAATCTGATTTCAAATGGAAACGAGCTAACGGTGATGATTATACTGTAGCTGTTAAAGACGCTTCTCCTAAAAAAGATATGGACGAAGTAACTGTATCAGCTAAACGCCCTGAAAAGATGAATCTTAAAGAACAATTTACAGATACTAATCGTAAGTATGGTCCTGCAAGTGATGTAGAAAACTCGTTGCGTGATCCCGCATATGCCGAACAACGTAAGAAAGATAAAGCTGTTGAACGTAAGCAGATGGATGATCGCCTTGCTAATGATCTTGTAGCAAATAGTGGTTTAGCATCTATTGGTCAAGCTGGTACTGCTCTGGCTACTTCTGGCATGGGTAGAGCCGCTGCTTTAGGTAAAGCTGCACGAGCAGAGCGTGCAATAGAAGAAGGTAAAAAAGCTGCGGAGTTTGCAAAAGAAGCGGGTAGAAAATCAACAAATCTACGTAGCAAATTGACTCGCTCTATGAACCAAGATAATAAACTAGGTGCTAGAGATAGCGCGCTTGACGATAAAAAAGTTAAAGATCTTGAAGAAGTGTATAGCCGATATAAGAAAGGCGGTTCTGTTAAGAAGTACGCCCGTGGCGGCGGCATTGAGTCTAAAGGAAAAACTAGGGGTCGGTTTGTCTAATGACTTACAATACTACGGGCACAACTGATTTTAACCTTCCTTTCAGTGAAATAGCTGAAGAAGCGTTTGAGCGTTGTGGTATGGAAATGCGGACCGGTTACGACCTCCGTACAGCCCGTAGGAGCCTCAATTTGCTTATGTTGGACTGGGCTAACCGTGGCATTAACATGTGGACCATAGAGCAAGGTAGCATCACGCTTGTGGCTGGTACGGGCACGTATGACCTACCACTTGATACGGTTGATTTGATTGAACATCAAATTCGTACGGGTACTGACACTAACCAAACAGATATAAGTATTAGCCGCATATCTGTAAGTACTTTTGCCACTATTCCCAATAAAAACGCTACGGGTCGTCCTATTCAAATTTGGATTCAGCGTCGTACGGGAGCTACTGGTCCTACAAGCGTAACCGTACCTCCTAGAATTACTGTATGGCCTTTACCAGATAATAATCAAACTTACACTCTTATTTACTATAGGCTTCGGCGCATGCAAGACGCGGGTAATGGTAATAACGGCGAAGATATACCGTTCAGGCTATTGCCGGCGCTTGTGTCTGGTTTGGCATATATGTTGGCATTTAAAGTTGCTCCAGATCGCATTCAAATGCTTAAAGAAGTATATGATAATGATTGGCAGAACGCTGCAGACGAAGATCGGGAAAAAGCTCCGATGCGGTTAGTACCGCGTATGAGCATAATGAGGTAATAATGTCTAACCAATTTTCGTCCGGTAAACACGCTATTGCGGAGTGCGACCGATGCGGATTTCGGTTCAAACTTAAGCAACTTCGAAGTCTTACAATAAAATTAGCGCCTACTAAGATTTTTGTTTGTACTGAATGTTGGGAGCAAGATCACCCTCAACTACAGCTTGGTATGTATCCAGTTGAAGACCCGCAAGCGGTGCGTGAGCCTAGACCAGATAATTCGTATTATGTAGAATCTATTGGTAGTCGCATTATTGAGTGGGGTTGGGCACCTGTAGGCGGTGCAAGTTCATATGATAGTGGGCTTACGCCAAATAGTTTAATAATTTCAGTTGAACAAGGTTCTGTAACAGTTTCTTAGGAGTTAGTTATGAAAGCAAAAGCATGTAAGGGTATGAAGTCTGGTGGTCCTACGTCGATGGATCGTAAGACTATGGGCCGTAATATGTCCCGTGTTGCAAATCAGCGTAGTAGCAAATCGCCTCGGGGTAAGTAAAATGCCTGAGTATAAGCAACCTAAAGCTGGCGAAAGCGTTAATGATAAAGATATGGGGTATCCTGTAACTGACATTAATAAAGACGGCATTATGTCTAAGGGTCGTTGGATGAACAATCCCGGCACTAAGTCTTTTAAGAAAGCTCGTGGTAGTGGCGCGGCGACTAAAGGCGATAAGTTTTTGGATAACTAATGAACTACACTCAGTTAAGTGCGGCTATTCAAGATTACGTAGTTAATACGGAGTCTACTTTTGTAAGTAACATTCCTACGTTTGTTAAACTTGCTGAACAGCGCATTTACAATACAGTACAACCGCCGGTATTGCGTAAGAACCAAACTGGCACGTTGACTGCGAGTAATAAGTACTTAACTCTACCGTCTGATTGGTTGGCTACGTTTTCTATATCTATAATTAGTTCTGTTGACCTAAGCCAAACTTTTTTAATTAACAAAGATGTTAATTTTATTCGTGAAGCTTATCCGCCGCCGGGTACTACGGGTGCTCCAGTTTATTATGCTCAATTTGATACGACTACGCTTATTCTGGGGCCTACACCCGATGCATCATATGCTTCGGAACTTCATTACTTTGCGTACCCGGAAAGCATTGTAACTGCGGGTACTACATGGCTTGGCAATAACTTTGATAACGTGCTTCTGTATGGGTCTTTGCGTGAAGCTTATTTGTTTATGAAAGGTGAAGCGGACATTATTCAGAAGTATGATGATATGTATAATGAAGGTATGAAATTACTTCAGAATCTTGCTGATGGTAAAAATCGTACTGATGCGTATCGTACTGGTCAGGTTAGGAATAAGGTTACGTAATGCAGCAGTCTCTTTGCACGAGCTTTAAACAAGAGCTACTTAACGCTGTACATAATTTTAGTACAGACACGTTTAAAATAGCTTTGTATACTCAAAACTCTACAATTGGCCCTAATACTACTGTGTATGTATCTGTTAACGAAGTAGCGGCATCGGCTTACTACACCACTGGTGGTATTGCGCTTACAGTATCTCCAACACCTACTATTTCTGGTACTGGGGTTTACGCGTCATTTAATAATGCTGTATGGTCTGCGGGAAACATAAGTGCATCGGGCGCATTGGTATACAACTCTAGTAAGAGCAATAAAGCTGTTATGGTGTTAAATTTTGGCTCAGTTAAATCAAGTAATTTATTTACAGTGACGTTCCCCGTAGCAACTATTACTTCTGCTATTGTTAGGATTCCCTAAGTATATGATTATTTTACGTTTAATTTGGGCTATTTTTACTTGGGTAACATATCAGCTACTAACTATTCCTTTGTGGTTGTTAGGCTGGATTACTGTGCCTCTAGCCATTAAGTTTGGGCAATGGGAAATTAGTCCTATAAATGGTGCATATATTTATAACGCTCCTCGTTGGTTATGGTTATGGGGTAACGACGAAGACGGCTTAGACCCTGTGTGGTATCAAGTTGCTAATCCCACATGGGGGCCGTTCAAGCGTCAATTGATCTGGGCCGCGTGGCGCAATTCGGTCAACAACCTACGCTGTGTTAAATGGTTGCATCCTGCTCCTGTGGCAGAGCGTATTCAGTTTGTGCGCTGGGGTGCTAGCTGGTTAT